CTATCTGAGACACGATGATTAAAGTCGTTTTGCCACTGTCATAACTTTGCTTAGCTAATCCTGCAATTAATGAGTTTCGGTATTCATTCTCAACAATACCTGCTTTATAAATATCTTGCCATTTTTTCAATCCTACAATATCACCAGGAGATTCAACGTTAGCCATAATAATAGTTGGCTTTGCTAGTAATCCCTCATCAATTAGCTTCTTTGCCTTAAGCTTAGCTATAATTCCTCCAAATACTCCCTGTAGTCTAGCCCATGTAAGCTTGTCATCTTGGTCTATGGACCCTGATAGCCCAACTTTGTAAACAGCATTCCTACAGGATAGTAGCACATTGTACCAAGTATCAGCACGGGAGTGGTGGCATTCGTCTGCTATGAACATAACAAAGGAATCAAGTAGATCCTCTATAAACTTCTTCTTGTCTACCTTTTCTTTAGCTTTCTTATAAACAATTTTATTATACTCATCAAGTTTCTGGTTAAAGGCTCTTACAACATCCTCATTAGATCCACAAGAGTATAAAATGTCTTCAAGGGTTTCCTTTGTTTTATAATCAACTTTCTTAATAGGTCTAAACAGTCTAACAAATGACTTTAGTTCTGCATATGGGTTAACTGTATGTATAAACTTTTCCCTGTAGTCTATTGCCATCTTCTGAATTTGCCGTTCCTTGGGCGAATAGCTAAGCCCCTTTGTTGGCTCAATTTTAAGATAAGAGTCAACAGTTGGTATCATGCACACCATAACCTTAGCTATCTTCTTCTTACCCCCGCCTAAGTAGCCAACCTTCATGCCTAGCAGTTTCTCTAAATTTTCCTTATTCTGCCTAAAAATTTCTTTATTATTAGTAAACATTGCAATTCGTTCATCAGGCTTCAAACTTGGTAACAAAGCCTTAATTGCAGCAGCGCCTACACCAGTATTATGATTAATAATGCCATTAGCTATAAAAGAATGAGTTATGGGCATTGATACATCATATGTATTTTGCTCACCCATGTCTATAATATCAGCAACAGCACTAAGCTCAACATGGTGAGAAGAACCCATATTATAAACCCCCATTGCCATATTTTTGGGAGCAATAAATGTTGCAGTGTACACTAAAGACCCAACGTGTAAAGCATATGCAGGAATCCAACCCTTTTCACCATTTTCATAACATAGCAATGGATGATTTGCAGTAATATCTTCATAACTTCCATTTTCTAATATTACCCTATACAAAGTATGAACTCCATTAATTGTAATAAAGTCAACATTCTCAGGTACCATATTTCCATTTATTAAAGATAGTCCACTGTCACTGACTCCTATCTCTCTATAAGAACTACCTTCTTCTATTCTAAGGTCACATAAGATATTTTTAATGCTCTTATACCCTTTCGTGGTCAAAAGCATTGTATCAATACTCATGCACTTACCAGTACCCGTTCCATAATTAACAATGCCACCGTGTCCACTTGAAAATATCTTGTTAACAGCATTCTCTTGATAGTCACGAAGCTTAAACTTACCTTTCTCAAGAATGTAAGCGTCCCTTATGTTTTCCTCATTAGCAAAAGAATCTGGACGATTATCCACTACTTGGTAAGTAAACTCCCACAAGAACCTAACCTTATCCAAAACTAGAGTTGCACGATTAATCAATCCTGATGCAAAAGAATGACTTTTCTTGTCATAAAAGTGGGACTTCCCATCCCACCTACCACTACGAACTGATGGTGAAAACTGTGCCCCTGGAATATCTTCCGAAAGTTCATCATATAAATACTCGTCTATTCTATCCTTAAGTTTCTGTGGCTCTCCATCAAACACCACAGTAGCTATTGTGTTATCCTGAATTATTTTCACTTATTATCTAACCTTTTTAGAATTTTTTTTAGTAGCTCATTGTTTTCCTTAGCAAGCTTAAAAAGCTCATTGATTCCACCTTTTTTTGATAAGTCATATAGTTCACGCTCAGACTTGTCGCTCTCCGTAGGGATAAATACATGTGCCACAGGAACTCCATGTCTTAACACTTCTTCTTTATTAGACAAAAAAATCACCTCTATGTTTATAGTAACACAGAGATGATTGTAATGCAACTATTCATTTGTTAAAGCAACTTTAACTTGGTCAACAGAAGGCCGTTGATACGGGTTAGCCGTTGTGAGTTTAAAGTGAAGCTTAAACGACTTTTGCAAAGAACTAAGAGTTTCTGTATAGTGAATGTTAGTCCATTCGGTTGAAACCTGCGTTGTCGTTGGGGTGGACTTGAAGTCAATCCAAGTAGCTCCCTTATCCAAAGAATATTGAGGAACAACGGCAGATTGTCCTGGTAGATTTACTGGGTAATCTAATGAAATAGTATTAAATGGAGATGCATCCATAGGTACAGTTACTGATACATAGTCACCCCGTAAGGCAGTTGTGAAAGCACCAAACTGTAAATCGTCAAGAGACATTAGTGGAGAAATGTATTCATTAGCAGTAAAGGTAGCGCGTAGTTGTACCTGTTTAGCAACACCGCCAGCATCTGTGTTTGTAAAGGTTGATAATGCTTTGTAAGGCTGGCTAGTTATATCACCAGTAGCGCCATCATACAAAATCCTATACTCCCATGTGCATCCCGTATTATTTGGGGTCAGATAACTTGCAAATAAAACGAAGGTATCAAGCTTTAAGTTTACAAATGGGCTAAATTCCATAGTGGCTGTTGGGTTGTACTTAGCCGCGTTAACAACAAACTTAAGGTCGGCTGACTGATCTGGCGTCCATGTTTGACCATTTGAAGAAAGGAACAAAACGCCTTCTTGATAAGGTTGACCGGTAACCTTAGTATTGGTTCCCAGTAGGTTACTACCACTACGAGCAACGGCTAAGGTGTAGTCTGCGGAAGATGAACCAACAACAACAACGTAGGAAGACCCAGGAGTAGTCATAACAGGATCGTCAAAAGCAACCTTAGTTACTGCGCTTGCATCACTAGAAACATTAACCTGACTTGGAGTTAATACCTGTGTTGCATACACAATATTATTTGGCATACCAGTATCTGCCATACCCCTAATAGTTATTGTTACATTGTTAGTTTCCGACTTAGACCCAAAGTATAAATCAACACTTGATAGTTGACGAGCGTCAAGCGTTTGAAATGATTGTCCTAAGGGATCAACAAGATGTGCGGTTACATAAGTTGTAATAATTGTGTCTGTTGTAACTTTATTTATACCCTGAGCCACATATGTTGTTTCCGCACTACTACCATCACTATCAAGAACAACAGCGACTTTACCGCAAAGAACATTATCAGGGATATTAAAGGATCCTTTTGCTTCCCCATTACTGTCAGCCATGATTGATCCAGCAACTGTTGAACCAGCTGTGTATCCTTGCGCAGGAACAATTGGAACAATAACATTGTTAAAACGAAGAACCAAGTTATCTTGGTTTACCTTAAGACCCTTAGCATCAAAGGTAATTGTTTGAGGACGCATGTACTGAATTTGCTGCTCTGTTGTTGTAGTACCACCAGATTGGGTAATAGTACCCTTTAAGTCGTCATACCAGTAATTACCACCACCCCATTCATAAATTCCTTCAGTGGTTTTCTTTGAGCTGGGGTTCCATTGTGTATTTTCATTATACCAGTTTTGAGTAGCGCTTGCTGCTTTGCCTAAAGTATTGTGAACCCACCAGCGATCTGTAGCGTATGTATAATAATCTGTTTGGTAAACTTGGGTATGCTCATTATTAACCCAGTTATCTGAACTTGGGCTAATAGTTAATGATCCCTCTTCTTTGGTGTTATCAAAGGGAACTACAGACATAAACTCAGTAGCTTGCAACTGTTGCACAATTGGAAATTCAGTAAAGGGAGCAGATATTAATTTGCCCCAAGTTGCCGCAGTAGAACTGTCTCCAATAATATGTGCTTGGTATGGATCTTCTGCATTTCTAGGCAAGGTAATTCTACCATCATCAAAGCTAAACATAACATTTGCTTTAAAACCATCGGTGGCAGTTCCCCTACTGTCATAAGATTCATCAAATCTATCCAAGGTCACAAAAGCATCCGTAAAAATACCACGAAGAGCAACGGGACTGTGATCCTGTATTGTTTGATTGTCAAGGGATTGTAACGCCTGATTATATTCAAGGTTTTCAACACGAGCAACCACTTTTTGGAGCTTTTCCATTGTTAAGTTTGTAACAGCATCGGTTAAAACGGAACCTGTATCAGAATTAGGATACAGCTTAGCAGCACCAATACGTAGCGTAAATGGATCATTAAACTCTGGTTCGCCTACTAAGTCAGCACGTGCTGGTTGTCCCTTATGAATAACAAAGTCGCCATCTTTATTAAGCGTAATAATATCTATTCGTGCCCAATAAATATCATAGTTAATAGTAATGTATCCTTGATCCTTTGGCACGTATGCTGCTGTATTGCCACTTCCCTTAGCACCAGCAAAACTGATTGTAGAGATGCCATTAACATCTTTGCTTATTGTGGCCGTATAGTCAACACCGCCACCCGTTAGTACTTTATTATATGTTGCAGTAACAACATAGCTTGAGTTAACAGATGGTTCCTGCCCTGTTGGAAAACTCCAGTCTACTGAATTACCAGACACTCTGTAATCAGTACCTTCAACAAAGGTTCTTCCACTTGCACCTTCTGTATAGACCTTATCAACACTAATCAAGTTGTTAACAATAAAGTCTGTCCCGTCTTGCGACCCATGCGTAATTGTAAAGTTTTGCTGTACCTGTGCTGACACTTGATTAATCGCTTTTACATTCGGAACAGCCAAGCTATATACATCTGTACCCTTGTGATATACATGCTGTTCAGACGTAATTGTTTCTGTCTCTGTCGACTTGTCAAGAGCTAACCTTGTTGGATTAGGCTTGCTTACTTCATACCCTTGTACAAACGCAATACCAGGCTGAATATTAAGGGTCACTTTAGTTGTATCATCTTTATCTGGAGAAAGCGTCATAAGGAATCCAGTTTCCTTACCCGTTGTAGCGCCCACTCTATAGTTACCATTTGTTTCAAAAGTACGCCTTGCCATAATATCTTGTACTTGTGATAACTGACTGTTTAAATTCTGTCGGTATAGAACAGCATTGTTAAATGTGTAAATAGTAGCTGCGGTACTATCATTAACAGTCAAAACAACTGTCTCTTTAAGCCTATCTGCTCCTGCTGATCCTGCACTAGGTACATCTTGTGTAGGGTCGTTAAGCGAGCTATCATCAGAAGCCTTAACAATACTCTGTGAAATCTTAACCCCGACAGTCTCCATACCTGTTCCTGTTAAAGTTACTGTCTGCCCGCTGTAACTTCTAACCTTACCCGCTAGATAAACAGAACCAGAATTAACAGTTATTTTGTTGCCATCTTGTGTGTAACCCATACCTGACTGAATATCGCCATCACGCATAATGCTGTCCCCTAAGGCACCAATATAGTGGCCTAAGGTTGACTGTAGCTCATTAAGCTCTCTCTGCTGTAATGGCCTATCAGGATTGAACAGTAACATTGTCCAATCCTTAGTGGCGTCATACCTATCAAAGTATGGGGTTGTTGTTATATCTATTTCGTCTGCCATTTATATTACCTTTCTTTTAAGCTTCTAAAGGAGCTAATGTGTATAATGCCCCAAGTTTTACCGAAGTTTCATCATCTAATGTATTAACCGCCTTATTTGCATATGAAATAAGTATTCCTGTATTTGCTACATCAGTTGGTAAAATAACTGGTTTCGTTACCCCTTGCTTTGGTACAAGACCTACATTTACCCCTGTTGTTCGGTAAGAAACATTATCTGATCCTATATCTGATTTTGCAACTGTTGTCTCAAAGTATACATAAGTTGCTCCCTGTGAATAGGCATCTGCTTGTGCTACCCTAACATAGGTGGCTTCTCCCCACACGATTGCATCGCTAGGCACCGTTTCCCCTTGCTTTAGTGGGCGGCATAATGTGGCTACCTTAACTTGAGCATAGGCAATCGGGTTAGCAATAGTGGATGCTGTGGGGTCTTCTGCTGGTGGGGTGTCATTGCTATTCCATGCGGCTGCTTGTCCAATAGAAAAGTAAACTGAAGAATACTTTTGAACAAGGTCTAAAGCGAGTAGTGTTCTAGCTTTATTTGTTGTAATTGTCATTTTAAGCCTTCTTTATGTTTGTTTCTAACTGATCTGATTTTAAGTTACTGCCCATACCAGGCGATGCTAGCCTTATGTAAATGCCAGCAGCTGCATAGGAAATCCTACAAGTATCGTTGCTCGTTACTACTAGAGGAACTGTTATGTCTGACCCAGTATAGCTAATTTTGCTCTTATCAATATCTATTATACCATCTTTATTAGGGGCGACCCCATTTATTAGCACAGCTTTGTCAGATAATACTTTTTCTTGTATAGTTATATTGCTATCTTTTAGCATTGATACAACTTTTTCATAGTTAGTACTTCCACTATAAAGATTTACTATTGAACTGTAGTTATTAACTAATTGATTATACAAGGATAAGGTGCCATCTACCATGTTCTCATAGTATCCAGGGTCAGCCGGGTTAGGCGACCATGGAGAAGCAGTAGCGTTTTTCTCTAATTTAATATTGTCAATACATACCCATCCGGGACTTGCTGATGTTTTAACAAAGCCAAAGCGCAAAGCGGTTACAGTGAAGTCTTTGTCTGCTGTCCACGTTTTTACAAAACGATGCCATGTTGTTTGATCTCCCGAAGTTTCCCGTGAGTCATGAGCCATTGACAATGCAAAAAGCGGGTCTGGTTCGGTTGTTAATACATAATCTGATGCTTTTCCAGTTGCTGACCCAGCAGTTGCGTAGTAGTAGCTATAAGTCCATGTTTCACCTTTTTTAATAGAAACTGGTTTGGATAAAGAAATTTGGACGTACTGATCCGGAAGAAGCGAAGAATCAGAACTGTAATTTGCGATTTGTAGCATATACTTACCGAATGGCGTTGGTAACGAAGGAATTTGTCCAACAACTTGGAAAACTCTATCTGTGTAGCCACTGTCACCCCAAGCATAATTTGTTGGAGTATTTCCAGATTCAAAACCAGAATCAGTAAGCGTGTTAACCGGCACGTCCTTGTATTGGGTTGCAGGCAATGTTAGATATGCACTATTATTAGTTGATAGAACTGCTCGTTGCTCAGGTGTAGCATCATCTTCACCAAGCGATGTCTTTAGCTTATTCCAATAAGTAACATTGTGTAGTGGGGAACCAGCAAGCACATCAGATCCATTTAGTTTGCTATCATTAGTTTTAAAATAATTGGTATTTTGAACCAATGTATCCAATCTATCTGAAAAAGTAAAAGGTAAAATTCTAGCATAGTTAAAGCCAAACATGCGATTAATAGTATCTAAGCGCGTTACTTTAAAATCTGCCAAGATAAGCCTTTTTACATCTTCGCCTAAGTTACCATCAACTGTCACATAAAACTTAACTCCAGCAGGTTTAAATGCTTCTATTGCGTCATGTATTGCTTGACTCATAGGCCTATCAATATGAACGTCAATAACAGCATACCTATAATAGTACCCTGGTAAATGATCATCACCATTAAGATTACTTTTATTTAAGTAAAAGATGTTTTTCCATGGCTCATAAATACTTATATGTGCTTTAGTATCATTTAAGTAGTACTGAATGCCTTCTATAATTCCCTGAACTGTTGACCTTGGTATTAACAGGTAATATTTAATTCTTTCTCTATAGTCATTATCGTCTTCATTGGGGTAGCGGCTAACACCAAACCACTTACCATATTCATCTAAGTATTCACCAGTTGCGGTTTCAAATATTAGCTGAATCTTTTTGCTTAAAGTATCTCTTTCTGCATCGCTTAACGAATCAGCTAATGATTTCAACACTGCATAATTAGCAGTACTATACCGCGAGTCGTTGTCTGTCTTTAGTAATGGATGCAGATATTTCCAAAAGTTCAATTATCCCACCTCATTACTAATAATAATTGAAGCTGTACCTGCTCTAATGATTTCATTAGGAGCAACTTCCACATTACCACTAGGATTTGTAACACTAACATCATAAATAAGTGGTGAAAATGCTCTTATGCGAGACTCAAGAGCCGAAATAATAAGATCATCACCCGCTGAAAAGTTATCTAAGTATGCACCAATGTAGTTAGACAAGCTATCTGTAAAATCGCTAGGAACAATTCTATAGTTAGTAACTGTAACCGATACTTCAATATCCAGTAGCTTTTTAGAAACTGGCTGAACATCCCATGGAATAGAAACAGGTCTATAATCTTCCTCAGCTGTAGCTATCTCATTAATAAGTGCATCTGACAGGTCGCCATTGGCATCATGTGCATAAACTGTAACATGACCGACAGCCTCATCTATGTAAACACCCGTGACTTCTGGAATAGTTCTAGCCGCATAATCCATTGCCTTTACTGTCCCCCTGCCCCTAGTATCAACAAACTCATTAAAACGTAACCTTTCCTCATCTACTGATTCTTCATCAGTCCCCGTAAGAATAGCATCTGTATTAATTACCTTATAGATACCTGTTTGCATACCTGAACAAGAATCCAAAACCGCAGCAGGAATGTTTCCAGCTGACCCAACTTGTGTACAATAGGCAGTTACAGTTGCCTTAATTGCTCCTGCTCTAACTAAATATGGCTCTTGCAACACGTATGTCTGTGAGTACATATCATTACTAGAATAAAAAGTTGTCCCTCGTGGTATAGTCGTATCCTGTGATAAGGGACCATAAAATGTAAGATCAATATCACCATAAGCTGGTGTAGCTTCCTTTGGAGAAAAACCAAAGGAGCTTAATACACCATTTTGTATCCCCCACGAAATGTTTTCCTCTTGTAAATAATAGTATTCCTCAAGTTGCATTGCAACAGCTTCATAGATTGACCTAATAACCGAGCCTGGGGTGAAGTCATTAATCAATGTTGTCCTTGCTGTTGTGTTATCAATCAAACTTGCTAAAATATCTGATAATCTTTTAATTTGCATTATTTCACCGCTTACTGAATTATGAATTTGCCTGTATCATCTCGTCCAATTACAAAATCAAGTTGTGCAACCACGGACTCAATTGTAATTGACCAAGAACTTGAATAGGTTGACCCATTCAAAGTACTAGACTGCTTTTCTGCTTTAGTAATTCTACTATCACTTAAAATTGCTTTTGATATTTCATCATCAACTAGCTTAGAATTAGGTATTGTTCCTTGCACAAATAATTCATTAAGATTAGACCCATACTCTGGATGCAAAATTAAAGAACCCTTTGCAGTTAATAAGTGTGCAATAACTATCTGCTTAATATTATTAACTCCATAAACGGTTGACAAGTCTCCTTTACCATTACTACCAAGTTGCATGATATTCTCCTGTGTACCCCTATTCTGATATACCGGTGGGAAATCAATCATAGATAAATCCTGGCCTAAAGCTAGTCTTCCTAAAGCGTCTCTGTCCTGCTGATTGAGCTTCTGCGCTAGGTCTTCTGTTAGCTCTACCTCTACTGGAATAACCAATGTATCCCCAGCCGTTACAAGATGCTCCATGTTGTTCATTTTTTGATCTACTGTGTCTACAATATATGGGTAGGACAAGCCATTATACTTAGCAATATCTGTCCAAGATGTTGCATCGCCCATTTCCTTAGCTGCAATAG